GTAGGAGGTCTCCGCGACGACCGTGTCGGACGGTGTGCCCGTCCCCGCCCCGGCCACGGCGGCAAGGACGAACGCCTTCGAGGCGGCGGACTGGTCCGTGTCCGGGGAGGAGTCGTTGAGGACCAGGTCGCCGGTCATGGTGTCGCCCGCGACGTCGACCTTGCGGGCGTCACCGGTGGTCGATACGTAGCCGGTTGCGGTCATCGTCTCCTCCTCCCTGGTCTCGTCGTCGGGTACTGCTACTCGTCAGCGGAGCCGGTCTCCGACGTGTCGTCCGTCTGGCCGCCATCCGCAGAATCGGCAGAAGAGCCCGAGGTCCCGCTCGGGTCCTTGGGTGAGCGGCTCACCGTCTTCCGGGCACGCTTCGGGGCCTGCTTGTCGCTCGGCTCGGGCGTCGGCGATGGCTTCTCCGACGATGTCGAGGTATCCGCGCCAGCTGATACGTCCTCACCGCCTTCCACCTCGTCGACGGGCGCAACGCTCGGCCCCTCGTGCCGGGTGATCTTCGGCATGCTGTCCTCCTCGATGTCCACAGGGACGCCGTGCGCGATGCCCAGCGCCGCCGCCTGCTCGTCCGTGGCGTGTCGCTCCGACCCGCAGTGGGGGCACCGGGGCGCCCCCACCGAGAAGGCCGTCGTGCAGTCCAGGCAGACCAACAGACTCACAGCGACGCCGCCAGCGCGGCGGGCGCCCGCTGCACGAGCAGGTCGCGGCGCAGGTAGAGGATCGCGCCGAGCTGCGCGTTCGTGCCGACGTCCGCCACGTCGAGGGACACGTGCGTGTAGCCGTCGGACAGCTGCGCCGCGTCGACTTCGATCGCGATGATCTGCTGGTGCTCCGCGGACGTTCCGGCGCCGCCAGGGTCGGCGATCGTTGCGGCCGCAGTCTGGGTCACCTTCGTCCACGCCTCGGTGCCCGCCAGCGTGGTGGCGTCCTTGAGGTAGTAGTGGTCGATGATCGCGAGGTTCGATGTGGTGCCACCGGTGTTCGCGGTGTGCTGCTTCAGGGTGACCGTCGGGTCGTCGCCTGCCGTACCAGCGCCCTTGAAGACGACGATCGTCAGACCGCCGCAGCCCTTCAGGGCGACGCGCTTGCCAGTGACGGCCGCCGCCGACAGGTCCACGGGGGCCGCGCCGATGCATACGTCGACGAGGCGCCCCAGAGCTTCCATAGCCATGGCTGTGATTCCTTTCCGGCGCCCGGGTCAGGCGGCGAGCTTGACGATCGGGGACAGGGTGGAGCCGCCGTTGGCGGGGGTGATCGCGGACTGCAGCCACGGCCGGCCGTCGACGCGCTCGATGATCCGGAAGGCGATCTCGTCCGTCTCGAAGTACCGCTCCTCGGACTGGCGGGCCTGCATGGCCTGCCGGTCGCCGATGAGGTAGAACCCGAAGTCGATGAGGCTGATGTCGCCCGCCGAGCCGAGAGCGGGGACCTTCTCGCTGACGACGATCGGCAGGCCCATGAGGGTCATGGGCGGGGAGCCGATGGCCTGGCCGCCGTTGAGCCACATGCCCGGAGAGGCGGCGCCGACGTTCTCGGTCCCGGCGACGTTCTGCTGCACCATGCGCATGTTCAGCAGCTCAGGCAGGACGTTGTTGGAGACGACCCACACGGCACGCGACAGAGACTGCGGCAGCATCCGCGCGTACATGTTGATGACGTCCTCGAACTTCACCTTGCTGGCGGTGGTCCGGGTGACGGGGACCGCTGCGGCACCGTTGAGGACGCCGAGAGGCTTGCCGACGCCATCGCCGGTGAGGAACGCCGTGTCCTCGAAGAACGCCAGGGCCTCGGGGAACATCTGGTTGATGAACGCGGAAAAGCTGACGAGGCTGTCCTGCATCAGCTCGGACGGCACCTTCGCGAACCCAGTGAGCTTGCGGGCCTCCAGGACGACGCGGCCGAAGCGCGCCTGCGACTCCGTCAGGATGCCGGACTCCTCGGTCCAGTAGCCGACGATGCCGCCGTACACGCTGTTCACGTTGGTGGTGGAGTCGATCGCCGGGAACGGGACTCGCAGCGTCTCCATGGGGATGACGCGGGCGCGCGGTCGGACGACGGACGTCTCCAGGGAGACGCGCAGCAGCTCGGAGCGCAGGGTCTCCGGGATGAGGTAGCCGCCGTCGGAGGGGATGTCGGAGCTGTAGTTCTTCAGCTGCTCCAGCTTGGTCGACATCTCCGGGCTGGCGTCGGCGGCGTTGCGGCGGGCGATGGCCTTGAACAGTTCGCCGGTGGAGTTGAACAGGCCGTCGACCTTGGCGCCTTCGGCGGCCTTGTTGTACAGGCCGCGGCCCTGGAGCGTGGCGTCGGCGGCCGCGTAGGGGTCGACCTTCTGCGCGGCCATGTCGGGGCGCTTGATGTCCCGGCCGTTGTCCTTGAGGAAGTCGACGAGGCCCTTCTGGACGCCTTCGTCGACGAGGCGCTGCAGGTCGGTGCCTTCTCCCTGCTGCTTGTTCGCGTACTCCTGGATGAATCCGGCGAGTGCCTGCGGGGTCTCCATGACCTGCGGGCCGCGCTGCGGGTCCGCGAGCATCTCCGCCAGCTCGGCGTTGTTGCGCGGGATGGTGGGTGTTGCCACTGCTGCCTCCTTCAGGCTGCGTTCGTCGCCGCGCTGGACGCCGACGTGTTGCGTGTGAAGCGGGCTACGGCTGCGGCCCACGGGTCTTGGGGTTGAGCGAGGCGGGCGACTGCGGCCGTCCACGCGTCTTCGGGTTCGACGGTCTGCGGCTCTGGAGTGGCGGCCTCGTCGCCTTCGTGCGCCACCAGTTCGGGGCCGCGCTCGCCTCGCACCTCGGCGGCGGGCTGTTCCGGCTCGGGCCCGGTGACGGCCGCTCGGAGTCGAGTGATGGTGTCCTCGTCGAGAAGGTCCGCAACGGAGACGACGAGTGTCGGCGCAGCCTCATGGGCGGCCTTCGGCTCCTCGGGCTTGGCCGGGCCGGTGTATCCGTAGGCGGCGAGGTCCCAGGCGCGGGCCATGTCCGGCCCGTCCTCGTCCGGCCGCTCGACGGGCTCACCCTTCTTCGGGACCGCAAGCGCCTCGTCGGCGAGGCCGGCCGTGACCGCATCCTCGGGGAGGTACCAGGTTTCGGCGCGCATGGTCTCGCGCCACTGCTCGCGGGTGCCGCCCGCCTTCGCCGCGTAGGCGTCGGCGATGTTGTCACTGATGAGGGCGAGGAGGCGGGCCATCTCTTCCATGTCGCTGGCGTTGCCGAGGCAGACGCCGGACGCCTCATGCACCATGATCATCGAGTTGGGGGCCATCTCGACCCGGTCCCCGGCCATCGCGATCACTGAGGCGATGGACGCGGCGACGCTGTCCACCTGCACGATCACGTTGCCGGGGTGGGAGCGCAGCGCGTTGGCGATGGCGATGCCTTCGAAGACGCTGCCGCCCGGGGAGTTGATCCGCACCCGCAGGTTCGGGGCCGTCACCCCGCGCAGGTCGGCGATGAACTGGTCGGCGGTCGCGCCGTACCATCCGCCGATCTCGTCGTACAGCATCACTTCGGCCTCGTCGGGGGAGGCGGCGTTCGTGATGCGGTACCAGGCCTGCGCCTCGATGCCGTGCGCGGCGCGGAGCTTCTCAGCATGCTCACGCTGACGGGCAACGAACCCCGCTGCGGCGGCGGGGAGCGCGAGCCCCTGGATCCGGGTCATTCGCCTTCTCCCTTCCGGCCGCGCTTGACGACCTTGCAGCGGCACGCGTTGCCGTACTGCACGCCCTCGCAGCGCACGTAGCCCTCGCCGCCGGGGTAGTCCTTGTACGCGTCTTCGCGGTTCTTGTACGTCTTGCCTTGCTGCTCACGGCAGTTGTGGCAGGTGTCGCCGTCATCGGTGATCTTCACGACCCAGCGCTGCGCCGCCTCGATCTCCGGGGCCGCCCACGCCGGCGGCTCCCACGCGTTGGACGCAGCCGGGGCCAGACCGCCGGCGGGCATCTCAAAGCCCAGCAGCGGAAGGATCACCGGCGCGGTCGACGGGGCGCCCCGGACGACGTCCACGAGGAGCTGCTCCTGCGGGTCACGGGCGCCCATCTCCGGCAGGCCGACCACCTTGAGGATGTCGTCAGAGAACCAGCCCGCATGGTGCAGGGTCCCGGCGGCCAAGGCCCGCTTCTGCAGGATGGACGCCTCGGTGTCCGCGTCCTCGGGGACCGGGTTGGCGAAGTCGAACTCCAGCCCGGCGCCGGTCGCCCCGTACATGGGGAGCAGCTTCGTGTTGAGGATCTCCCGTACGCGTTCCAGGCGCGGCTTGATCAGCCAGCGGGCGAAGACAACCTCGGCCGCGTCCGCGTTGGCACGGTTCACGTCGTCGACAGCGCCAAGCAGCGGCTTGGGGAACGCGAACGCCTCGCGGATGATCTCCCGGTTGACAGCGCGGAGCTCGGTGAACTGCATGTCCCGCATCGAGTACTTGCGGTCCACCCACTTCATCCCGGCTTCGAGCATCCCGACCCGGTGCGCGTTCGAGACGCCCTTGTGCTGCTCACGCCACCGCTCGTTGAACTCGTCGAACTCCTTGTCGGACAGCCGCTTGGGGACCTCGATGATCCCGCCCGGCTCGGCGCTGTTGGCGAAGAAGTTGGCGTTCCACTCCGCCGACGCGCGGGTGGCGTCGATGTCGAGGAGGATCGTCTGCACCGCCCCCATGCCCCGGTACGGGTCCAAGGGATTGGGGCGGCGCAGGAAGAACACGTCGTCCACGCCGAGCGGGACACGCTCCCCGTTCGGCCCCGTGTACACGTAGCCGACGAGGAAGTCATCGGCGTCCGGGATGGGCTCCATACGGTCGGGGCGGACCGGCCACAGCTCCAGCGGGATCGTCGCGAACTCGTTGCGCCCGACCACCCACCACTGTTCGCCGACCAGCTCCTCATGCTGCTGCGCCGACTCGCGGAAGGCCGGCCCGGTCATGAACTTGTTCGGCTTGTTCCACAGGTCGAGTGCTGCGTGCCGGGTGACCTCGACGCGGTCCTCGTCCCGGCCCGACGCGGCGGAGCGGTAGAGCTTCCACTCGATGCCGGCGTAGGTGGTGGTGATGCGGTCGACGATCGCGTACAGGGTGCTGCTGCCGCCCATGGCGCGCATCTGCGCGGTCTGGCCGGAGGGGCGCAGGAGCCCGGAGAAGCCGGAGCGGATGCCGGAGCCGGGCGGCGCGAAGGAGACGGGGGTGCGGTTGGTGAAGGTGGCTGCCGCCGAGCCGAGGGAGCCGAGGAGGGTTCTGCCCACCGACGCCCCCTCTCGTGCTACTTGCCGCCGTAGAACCGCCAGTTCAGGACGATCAGGCCGGCGCCCACGGCTGCGATGCCTGCAGCGAGGTTGACGAGAATGACTGATCCCGACAAGAGCATAACGCCAGACACGTCAAGGGCAACCGGCATAGCCGTATTCATAAAGGGGCCTAGTCTGCGGCGACGCTCCTTTGTCACAGTTCGCACCCTCTCGCGTCGCCTCGCCTTGATCTGTAGGAACCCTACAAGGGTCGTCATCCCACCCACCTCATCCGCGGTCGCCCGCCCAGATCCCGCTCCGCAACCATGTACCGCAGCGCGTCCATGCCGTGGTCGTCCTTCTTCACCGGCTCCTCCTTCAGGCCGCCCGCGTTCCCCGGCTTCACCGCCCACACGTAGCCGCCGACCTCGTCCGTCGAACACATCGGCAGCGACGCCTCATCCAGCAGCGGATCCCGCTCAACGAGCGCATCCCGCAGGATGAACAGCCGCGGCCGCCCGTCACCGGCTGCCGCCAGCCGGGACTGCACCGCCTGGATCCCGTCACTGACGCTCTTGTGCGCAGGCTGAGTGCTCATCTCCAGGTGGCGCTCCAGGGTGGCCCGGTCCTCCGCGTCGTGGTCGCAGATCACCGCGCGCGGCTGGGGCTCGGTCCACTCCAGGACGCAGGCCTCACAGGTGTGGCAGTCGTGGTCGGCGCCCTTGGACTCGCAGCAGGTGGCGCAGCGGCGCACCAGGCGCAGGATGTCGCGGGCGTGGTCCTCGACGAGACGCTTCGTGCGGTAGATCTCCCGGTACAGCCACAGGCGTCCGTCGTCGTCCTCGGCCCAGCACTGCAGCACGAACGGGTTGGTGAACCCGAAGTCGACCGTCCACCAGCGGGTCCAGCTGTCGGGGATGGGGCGCGGGTCGACGAGGTGGACAGCGTCGTCCCAGCCCTCGTAGATCTGCCCCTCGGCTGCGGCCCACGCGCCGTCGCGGAGGCGGGCCTTGCGGACGCCGGTGAGCCGGTCGAGCTTCTTGAAGTAGGCGCGGCCCTGCTCGGTGTGCGTGCCGTCGCCGTTGACGTAGGCCGGGTTGTCGCGGTGCCGGGAGACGAGCATGGTGGCCTCGCCTGCATCGCACCGCTTCTTGATCCAGTGCTTCGGGCCTGCCGGGTTGCAGGCGGCGATCTGCTGCTGCCATGACAGGACGCCGTTGCGGAGTCGGGTGGAGATCGCTTCCCAGTCGCCGACGGTGAGTTCGGTCGCCTCGTCCGCGAAGACGAGGTCGTACTCCGCGGACATGATCTTCTCGGATTTGTCCATGCCGCCAACCACGATCCGGCTGCCGTTGGAGTACCGATAGCAGGCAGCCTCCCGCGCATTGCCCCCGAACCAGGACACGATGCCGCGGGCGAGAGCGTCAGCGGCGACCTTCTTGTCGAAGGTGACGAGCGTCGTCGAGGTCAGACTGACCGCGGTCTTGCGGACGATGAGGCAGCGGATGTTCGGGTTGTGCAGCGCGGTGAGGTGCAGGCGGAACAGGGCGGCGAGGCTCTTGCCCGTCCCAGCTGGACCAGCGATCACCAGCTCGTCATCCTTCGTGCGGAACAGCTGACGGGCTGCCCCCCGGGGCTCGTACCGGACGACGACGTCCCGGTCGACGGCGGTCGTCACGGGGTGCCTCCGGCGAGGTACATCATCGCTGACCAAAGTCGCTTAGCGTCTTCACCCAGCATCCCGATTCCCGTGTTGCAGGGGCTACACAGGAGACCACGCACACACCGGCCACAACTCCGGCGCTCAGCACAGCATTTGTGGTCGTGGTCTACGTGAAGGCTTCGGCCGTCCGCCTCGGCGGCGCCGCAGATTGCACAGACGCCCCCCTGGCTGGCGAGCAACTTCTCGTACTGCTCAAGCGTGATCCCGTAATTCGTCTGGAGTGCTTGGTCTTTGCGGCAGGGACGGCAGTACCTAGTCAGGCCGTCCTTCGATCTTCTCGCGCGCGTGTACGCGGATTCGGGGAGCCACTGCCGACAGCCTCGACACTGCTTGTTCCCGCGCTCGTCCCGAGTTGTGGCTCTGTCGAACCACACCTCTCTGATGGGGCCGAAGGGACGCCCTGCGGCCTGCTGCGCGTAGTGGGCGGCGCACAGCTTCAGTGCACTGGCGGGCCTATCGCATCCTCCCGCAGTACACGGGCCTCCGTACCGAAGAGTCCCAACCGGCCCGAGTTCCCCGCCCTTCAATGCGCGCTGCCGGTGCATGGCGCACATGCCATGGGAGTCTGATTTCCGCTCACACCCGTCGACCGAGCAGGTTCGGCCTCGCATACGGTGAGTCGTTGCGGAGCCCGGAGAGCCTTGCTTCCGAATTCGCTGGTAGTGCATGCCGCAATACCCGCGGGTCTGGAATGGTCGATTGCATCCGTCGACAGAGCAGGTAGTGTCCATGAAAGCTTGCCTCTCGCTGTGATCGAGCAGGTGGGCAAGGGGCCGTTTGGAGTTGCACCTCCGGACGGCCCCGCTTCTTGTATTTTCCCACGCCACGCGGCTACTTGAGGTCATCCGGGTCAACTCCAATTACCTCGTATCTCACGTCCCCGGTGACGCTGACCTTCTTCTCTGAATCAAGTCCATGCAGGCGTCGATAGCTTTCTCGAATCTTCAACGCGACCTGGATCGCGGCCAACTTGGGCCCGTCGTCCTGGAGCGTCTCCTCGTTGCCGGTCTCGGGGTTGAGCCAGGTGATGACCTTGCCGTGCGAGACGGTGACGTGGTGGCGCTGGAGGATGGCGCAGGCTTCGGCGTAGAGGGTGTCGAGCTCGGCGGATTCGGTTTCGATCAGTCTGGTGACGGCGGGGCGGGCTATGTCGTCGATGGCACGCTTGACGCCTCTCCAGGCTTCTTTCCTGTCGTAGTAGCCGAGTTCGTCGGCGATGTACTGGTAGGTGTGGCCGTCGGCTCGGAGGTCGGCGGCTTTGGCGTCGCGGCGGACGGTGGTGATGGTGCGGGTGAAGCGGCCGCCGCGGGCG